ATAAGGTTATTTAATATTTCAGTTTCCCTATAATTTAACATATTATTCACCTTTCTATAATAAGGATACCTCGAAAATTTGAATAATCAATCTAAATTACATTTCAAAGATATTTGAAAAAATGTTACCCTCTGTTTTTTTATTTAGAATTTTATTTTTTGTGGTATAATTTAAATATATTTAACAACTAATCTTAATATTTTGAGGAGAGATTGAATGAATAAAATTATTGAGCAGAAACTGAAAGAAATTGAAGAAAAGGAAAATGTAAAAATTATTCTTGCTGTGGAATCTGGAAGTCGTGCTTGGGGATTTGCTTCGCCAGATAGCGATTATGATGTGAGATTTATTTATGTGAGAAAAACTAAGGAATATTTGAAACTTAATGAAATTCGGGATGTAATAGAATGGCAGCTTGATGAAACACTGGACATTAGCGGCTGGGATATAAAAAAGGCGTTAAAATTACTGTATAGAACAAATCCCACTTTGCTTGAATGGTGCAATTCTCCAATTGTATATAAAAAAACGAAAGAATTTGAAGAATTAAAAAAACTATTGCCACACTATTTTTCGCCTAAAAAAAGTTTGTATCATTACTTGAATATGGCAAAAACAAACTATCGTGAATATTTAAAAGAAGATAAAGTAAGAATAAAAAAATATTTTTATGTCTTGCGTCCTTTACTTGCTGCAAAATGGATAATTGATAAAAAGATTTATCCACCAATGGAATTTTCAAAACTTTTAAATGAAGAACTGAAAAATGATGAAAAAGTAAAAATGGAAATAGAAAAACTATTGGAAAAAAAGATTCAAATGCTGGAAATGGATTATTCAGAAAAAATAGAAATTCTTAATGAATATATTGAAAAGAACTTTGAAATTGTGGAAGAAAATATCAATAAAATAACCGATGAAAAACATAATTGGGAAAAATTGAATGAATATTTTTATAAAATTTTGAAATAACTCGAACCCATTTAAAATAGAACTATTAAAAATCATATAAATTTAGGGTTTGGGTAAAATAGTCGTAGCTTTTGAGTTTGGTTTTAAGTCAGTTTTACTATAAATATGCAAAATCTGTCTGACAGTAATATGTATTTAGAATTTAATAAAACAAATATTCTGAAGCAAGGGGTCTTGACCCCTTGTATAAATAAAAAATTTAGGTTGTCGAACATATCTATTGAATTTTACAAGAATTAAAAGTAAAAATGGTATTTTTTATGAGTAAAATCTTTTAAAATTGATTCAAATGGAAAAATATCAAGGAAATTCACTTGACAAGTAAAAAGAAATAATATATAATTAACTAATATGAGCCTTTCCCACAAAGGACCGTTATTCTATAAAATAGAGAATAAAAACAGGAGGAAACAAAGTGAGTAAATACACTGTAATGCAAAAAAAAGAAGAAGTTGTAAGAAACTGGTATGAGATAGACGCAGAAGGAAAAGTACTTGGAAAACTAGCTACTGAAATCGCAGTTAGATTAATGGGTAAACATAAACCAAGCTACACACCACACGTTGATGGAGGAGATTTTGTTATCGTATTGAACGCTGATAAAATTGCTGTAACAGGAAACAAATTATTAGACAAGAAATATTACAGACATAGTGGATATCCAGGTGGATTGAAAGTAAGAAGTTTAGAAGAAATGTTACAAAAACAACCTACTGAAGTAATCAGAAAAGCTGTAGAAAGAATGTTACCTAAAAACAAATTAGGAAGCCAAATGATTAACAGATTGAGATTATTCACAGGAACAGAACATACACATACAGCACAAAAACCAGAAAGAATAGAGTTATAGGAGGTAAATTTTCGTGGCAGAAAAAATTCAATATTTAGGAACTGGAAGAAGAAAAACTTCAGTAGCAAGAGTAAGATTAGTACCAGGTGAAACTGGAGTAACAATAAATGGAAAAGATATGAGAGAATATTTTGGTGGAAGAGAAATCTTGGCTAAAATAGTAGAACAACCATTAGAATTAACAGAAACTTTAAACAAATACGGAGTAAAAGTTAATGTAATCGGTGGAGGAAACACTGGACAAGCAGGAGCAATCAGACACGGTGTTTCAAGAGCTTTATTAGTAGCTGACGCTGAATTAAGAGGAGCTTTAAAAGAAGCAGGATTCTTAACAAGAGATTCAAGAATGGTTGAAAGAAAAAAATACGGGAAAAAGAAAGCAAGAAGAAGCCCACAATTCTCAAAAAGATAATTTTATTATTTTATATACCCTTGGAAACACTGGTTTTCAGGGGTTTTTATTTTTTGTAGATTGTTTGAAATCGTTTGAGATTGTATGCGTAATATACAAGTAATATACAGGTAATATACAAAATTCTATATCTTTTCTACCGCTTTTCTTAACTCTTCAATGTCCTTATGAGTATAAAACTTTTCAGTTGTCGTATAACTGTTGTGTCCTATTAATTTTTTTACAGAAACGCTATTTGCATCCGCATTACTCAAAAGAGTTGCGAAAGTGTGCCTAGTATCGTGTACCTTATGTTTCATTCCTAGTTGTTCCATGATAGGTTGGAATTTCTCTTTGTAGTAGTTATTATATTTCATCTGCTCTCCCTTAAAATTCACAATCAAGTATTTATTCTTCTTTTGCATTCTATTTTTTATAAAAGGAAGTATTTTTGAATTAATCGGAACAATTCTATCTTTTCCTGCTTCGGTTTTTAGCCCCCCTTTTATATACTGCTCTTCTAAATTGATATCGGAGTTTTTAATTTCCAACAATTCTCCTATCCTAAATCCTGTATATATTAATATCAAAATAGTATCTACCCATTCCATATCATTTGACAATTCCCATAATTTCTGTATCTCGTTTTCTGAAAATGGCTTTCTTGTGCTTTTCTCGTTATTTTTCTCAAGTTCAACATATTTACTATAATCTTTTGTAACAATATCATTTTTCATTGCATAATCAAAAAGTTGATTAAAAAGTATTTTTAACTTTCTACGTGAACCGTGTTTTCTAGTATCGTTTGATAAAACTTCTTGCATATGGGAAGTTTTGATATCCACAAATTTCATTTTGTGAAGTTTAATAGCCGTTTTAAAGGCAGCGTTATATCCGAGCTGTGCAGAATGTCCAACAATAGTATATTTTCTTTTTTTCCATTTTTCAAACACATCTTCAAATGTGACATTTTCCCCATCTAAATTATATGGATTTTTATTATAATCAACCAGTTTTTGATTAGCTTCCTTTAAATTGCTGTAATAACCAACGTACCTATAAATTTGTTTTCCTTTCTTGCTCCATCCTGCTGTGACTCTAACAGCAAACGGCTTTCTTCGTTTTCCTGAAAGTTTTATGATAGAACCATATCCATTAGGATTTTTGAGTTTCATAGTTTAATCACACCCTTTTAATCTTTAACCATTCTTCGTAGCTTATTCCCATATATTGTTCAACTGGTATAAGTGGGATGTGGTAGTCCCAGTTGCCTTCAGGATTTTCAGGTGTTGGTTCTTTTGTTTGAACTGCTGAGCCAAACGGAAACCTTTTATTACGTAACCCTTTTCTTATATAAGGTTGACTCTTATTCATGAATTCGGCACATTCTTTTACACTTAATTTTATTTTCATTATTCCTCCATTTCTGTCATATCAAAATAATTCGTTATAACGATTCTTTGCTTATTAAATATTCAACAACTTTTTCTAAATGACTGCTGCTAAAACTATCTATCATTTCGTCTCTATAAGTGACATACATTTTTGCTACATATCTTATTTCATTTTCAATTTTTATTTTGTGTATTTCAGCGTATTTTATCAATTATTTTCCTCCAGCAAGTTTTTGTTTTCATAAATGTTACCAATAACTTCTAAAAATCTGTCTTCCACATTTGATAAATCTTCTCTCAAATCTCCGTCTAATAATATGTAACTGCCATATTTATATTTAACGATACATCTATTTTTTTCTTCAGCGTCGTTGAGTATTACAATATCCCCCTCATAAATTTCTTTACCATTTTTATCTTTTATCCCTGTGTATTGCATTAATTTCACTTCTTCGTACTCAAATCTATATACATCTTCGTAATTGTAAAAGCTAGTAATTGTTATTGTCTCTTTACAAATGTCGATAGAAGATAAATTATCGCCGTAGGCTTCGTATTTATCTTGATAATATATTTTATGATCTATTAATACTCTAAATTTTATTTCTCTCATTATTCATCCTCCTAATTTTTTTGTTACAAAAAGTACCCTCAATTAACCCTCTCTTTTATTAAAAAAAGTTCTCTGAATTAAAATTTTTAACTATTTCGTCATCATCTCGAGTATCATCGTTTGCTGTTTCCTCTTCAATAATATCACTTGCATTGTCAGGACTGTCTACATATTCAACTTCCACGTTTCCGTTTGGCTCGACTTCTTTTATAACAGCCTGATCTACTTTCTGTGCTGTCTGCATTTCAATGCTTAGAATTCCAAATTTGCTTAATAGTAGTTTTAATACAGTTTTTTTTGCCATACTGTCAAAATTCGTTTGCCAACTTGAAGAACTTTTAAGAAATGTTTTACTGAATTTCTTAGCATGTTCTCTTACTTCTTCCTTGCTCATTACATTGTATTTCTCGAATCCATTTGTAGTTTGAAAATATGCAATATAATGAGTTACTTCATCGCTTATTTTTCCATCAAGATTATATTTAAGTTCATCAGTAATTGGATCATAACTTTCAAACTGCCCTTCGTAAAGTTCTGTTACATTTATTTTTTTATATTGCCCTGTCCTGATTGCAAGTTGTATAAATCCTTTATATCCCAATTGGAATTGAGCTTCATTTTTTCCTTTGCTATTGTATGGTACAATATATGAAAAACCTAAGTTTGGATCAATTGGTAAGTCTAATGTTGCCGCTATTGCTCCAGCCTTCAAAATGCTTTGCGGCTCTGCTTCCTGCAACTGTGCATTTCCATTTGTGGTATTCAGTAGCGAAGTTAAGAATCCAGCCGCCTTGTTTCCTAGCAACTCTTTAAATTTGTTTTTTGTTCTTTCATCATTTATCATTGATTTTAGTGTAGTTGTTCCAACTGTTCCTTTTGATTTTTTTGGATTTGTTAAAGTTCCTGCCATTTTATTTCATCTCCTTTATATATTTTAAGTTGTGTTTTTTAATTACTTCCAGCAAATCGTTAGTTGCTTCTTTTGTAAGTCCGTTTACTTTTATGCAGATATATGTGTCTGTTTTTTCAAAATTATCATTTGAATTTTCTTTAACTTCTTTTTCCTTAATAGCCTTAGCAACTGCTTCCTGTTTTTCTTGTTCCTGTTGCTGTCTCAATGCTTCGATTTCTTGTTGTTTTTCTTTTTCAGCATTTTCCTTTGCTGTTTTTCTTAAATTTTCCTCTGTCTGCTTAATTTCATTCATTTTATTTGTGATAACTTCTGAAATAACTGTATACTCTTCTTTTATTAAATATTTTACATTTTCAAATAGAATTTTAAATTGAATTTCTTTATTTGCTTTTTCAATTTCCTGTTTTATAAAGTTTTCTTTTTTAATCAGTTCATCATATTGTTGCTGTATTTCAGCTTCGATATTTGTTTCTTTAAAAGTTTTCTTCTCCCATTTTTCATTATCTATCAAGTAAATCAGATAATCAGGTCTATCTTTAAAAATTAATTCTTTAATAGATTTTATTTTCTCTCTTTTAACATTATCCAGCTCTTTCTCTTTTTCGTGCAAAAATTTTCTTACTGCTTCCACCCTTTTAATCAGATTGATAAGTTTTTGATTAACTTCTTTAGTGTCGGAAGTCAAAAAGTCCATTAAATCCTTTTTGAATTTTTCAGCATTTGATTTTTTACTTGCAACTTCCTCTCTGTATCGTTTCACATCTTTCAAATCTGTGAATACCACGTTATAAAGTTTTTCTATTTCTTTAACATCTCTTTCTGCTTTTTCGAAATCGATCATATCTTTATCAATTTTAGCTGGAGTTATTTTTGCGCTGTCAAAAACAAACTCCATTTTAGGCAGTTTAACCAATGCAGTTACATCTACATTTTGGGGAAATATTTCTCTCATTTCCGAAAAACTATAATCATTTTCTATATCTTCAGTAAGTCCACTACCGTATTCAAACTCAAAAAATCTGTCGTCAATTTTTTTTACAACTAACAAATCTTCATGCCATCTCCTTCTGCCTATTTCTTCTGAACTAATTTCTTCTCCGACAAAAGAAATTATATAACTTATTTCTTTTTCGTTAAAACTTCTATAATCACTACACTCATCATATAAAAAAAGTATTTCGTCCTCATTTAATTCCGAGAACTTAATCTCGTTATTTTGATATTTATTTTTTAATTCTTTTTTTCTTTCTTCCGTCATTTCCTTAACCTCCATAAGTTTTTATCATTCTTGGCTCTGTATCGTTTTTGACACATTCCCAAAATTCAATCTCTTTATTTAAAAGTTCCTGTATTTCCTCTTCCCAATCTGATCTATTGATTACAATTGTTTGCAATCTTTTATCTAAATCAAACGGTGTTGTATTTTCGCTTTTAAAACATTCAAATTTTATTTCAGCAACTAATACGGCGTATTCATAGCCAGTCACCAAAAAGTAATGTAAAATTTGATATAAATAGGTTTCAGGAATATTATTCTGCCATTCCTCAATATATTTGTTCCATTTATTAATAGTAGTTGTCTTTATTTCTAGTATCCCTTTTTTATCCTGATAAATAATTTCTCCGTCCAAATTAGCCCGTATGAAATCATATTTTGGATGAACATACATTTTGTTGATTTCCAATATTTTTTTATCAGGGTGATCTTCTTTGTAGGAATTAAATATATTTTTTTCAAGGTTTTTACCTCTTTGAGCCGCAGGGCTTGTGAAATTATTTTGTACTCTTCCAGTTTTGTCTTTCCAAACATCAATGATATTTCTGTATTTATTTTTTCCCATTATCGCTCCTGCATCGCTTCCACCAATTCCTTTTTTTCTTATGTCTAGCCACTCTTCTTCATTTTTATAACTTATTTCTCTATATTGCATCTATTTTCCCTCCAGCAATATTTTTTCAATTCTTTCAAATTCTCTATCACATTCATCATGTGTATCAAAACCAAGAATAAAGACTTCTTGAGAATATGAAAATTTTATTTCAAATTTCTTTTTTCCTATAGTATGAAAATTTGACAAGTTAAATAAAATATCTTTAATTTTTATCCACATTTTTAAATCCTCCTATTTTCCCTTCATCTCTTTAATCACTCTAGGACACCACCACAGCAATATAGCCATCAAAAACGGAAAAGCCACATTGCCTCCAATTATCCAATGCCCTTTAGTTTCAATTGTTGCAATCTGCATTAGAGCAGTTGCTACAATTAGAATTATCCATTTCATCGTATTTGTCATCCAATCACTCCTTTTTCTTTGTCTAAAATAATATATATTAATCCCAATGAAGTATGTAAATTCTGCACTTCAGGATTTTCAAAAGTTTTCCCTTGTTTCATTGTCAAGTCAATTCTTTTGTGTAATGCCTCTGCCATTTCTCTAATTTGTTCTTCTGTTTTCATAAATTCCTCCTAAAATAAAATTTTAAATTTTTATATTAATTTAATTGTGCCATCTATACAGTTAAAAATTAAATAAATATTAGAAAAGAAGACTCATTATGACAGTTCTGCATATTCTAGTAACTATGCCTTGTGCAAAAATATGCAGTGATAGATGGCACGATTAAATCAATATTGTTTTATTTGTGTTTTATAGACTTTAGCACCTGTCTTTTTTTATTTAATCTTCTTTTATGTACATTGCATTTCTGCAATGATAAGATGTCGCTTTATCTTTAGCAACACCAACTATTTTTTTGTATGTGTGATCTAGATCTTTATCCCACTCTCCGCAACTAAAGTTGTTTATCAACTCTAAGTTAGCAAATTTTTCTTCTAAATCAACATTAACTACTTTATAAATATTTATCGTAAAATCATGTCTCCATTGCGACACAGTAACTATTGTGTCACCTTTGTGCAAAGGAATTAATGCATGTTCTCCACAACTTAATTCCCCTTTTCTTTTTACATATATCGCCTTTTTAGAATTTCCAAAGGCATCACCGATTAACATACTATATCCTGTGTTGCTATACGCTCCTCCTTGCTCCCACATGCAAGGTAAGCCTTTTTTCGATAATTCAATTGTAATTTTCATATTTTTCCTCCTAAAATTTTAATATCTTATTAAACTTACTAACTATCGTTAACGAACTAAAACATCAATTAAGTTTACGACCATTTTGCCAAACAGCGAAGTAATGTTCTTCGTAGTTTTTTCTTTTCAAAAAGAAACCAAACCTGTTTTCTAAACTTCCATATCTGCAGCTTAAAATATCGTCAATCATTTCTTTAAAGTCATTTTCAAAAAAGTTGTTGAACGTAATTGATTTACCTGGACAAAAACCTTTGTCCACAGGAATTACTGTATTTACAACTATCTTAAATTCGTTCCCGTTGAGATTGTCAGCTAATTTGTCCGCAATCTCTGCTTTTACTTCTTCTCCGTTATTTTTAAATTCTTTTCCTAACTCTTTTAATTCTTTAAAAACTTTTTTATAATTTTCGTATGTCATTTTTATTCCTCCTAAATTTTTATTAATATCTTATCCAAACTCACTAACTAAGTATCACTAACTATCGCTAATGAGTTTGATAAAACATTAATTAATTAGAGTTCGTTAATTTTATCTATAATTTTGTTTATCTTTTTAAAATCTTCACTAATTACAACGATTGCAGGTTCAAAAAAATCCGTTACATCTTCGAGGCTGTGAATACTTATTTTTTTATTTTTTACAGTTATTACTCCTTTTGTATTTTTTTTTGAAATATCTATTAATTTGCTATTTTTAAACTTGTCTAAGTTGTTAATGTCCAAAATTGCTGAAGAGATATTGTCATTTATATAACTTACAACCGTCAAGTAAACCGGTACCGGTTTACTTATGATATTTTCTATATTTTTAAACAGTTTCTGGTAAACTTCCTTATAGCTATCAATATCCGGAACATCAAACTTACCATCAACGATGTGGATATTTCCTATAAAACCGTCAAAAAAATCACTACTACGTAATTGCGGTATCATTTCGTCTTCCTTTTTGTCCAAATATAATTTTGAACCATTTTCTTTATTGAAGATTTTGATTAAGTCCTCAATTTGTTTTAATCTGTTTTCTAATATTTTTATTGTTTTCATTCTAATTATCTCCTTCAAATTACTTCTTAAACAATTTCTTGATTCTATTTTTCAATTTCTTAGCTTCTCTTTCCTTTTTCACTTTCTCGCTGTTTTCATTTACTATTTCTAATACTTCAAATTTCATCTCTCTACCTCTATTCTATAATTATTTTTCTTTGCTTCCTTATTTTTTAAAAATTTTATATTTATATTGTCCTCTAAAAGACGTTCTATAAGTTCACAAGTTTCATTTACTGTTGTCTTACATCTTTTAGAAATTGTTAAAACCTCAAACCCGCTTAGCCCTTTCCTTATTTCGTTCCTTGTAAGTTTCAAGTCGCTTACGGCGCAAGTTCACACATCTTGTCCATTGCTATCCCACCTTTTTAATTTCAACGATAAATGTTTCTATTCTTTCGTTTTTCTCGTACCAGTCTATTCCGCCATTGCAGTCTTCATAATAGACTGTATCGCAAACTTCTCTTTCATCTTCGTAATAAAAGTTCTCAAAATATTCACGAATTTTCATAACTTCCTTAGCTGTATATCCGTCTAATATCCAACCCATAAGCCATTCATTAAGCCATTTTTGTGTATATTCGATTTCATCGTTGTCATTTATTTTTAAGTCTTCACTATCAATCAAGTCAAATATTATGCTTTCTACTTCTTTTTCTAGATCTGTCATTTTTTATCATCTCCTATTTATAGCTTTTCTTGCAGTAATGCAAGGTAAGTTTTGAAAAAAATATAGATGTTTATTGGTTTACTTTCATCTACAAAATCATTATACCACATAAGTTGCAATAATGCAAGATATTTTTTTAAAAAAAGTTGCAACTATGCAATTTTTTAAGGTATAATATACTATAAAATGCAGATTAGGAGTAACAAATATGGAAGATAAAGAAAAATTAAGAAAGATAATAAGAGATACAAGACTACAAAAAAATATAGCTAGAGATAAAATATCTGAATTATTGAAACAAAAGGGAATAAAATATGCAGAATCTTCATTATCACGTTATGAGAATGGAATAACAGAAAGTATAAAAGCAGAAGTTCTAAAAGGAATTTCTGAAATATTGGGACTTAATCTAGTTGAGATGTATAAATTGGCTGGATTATTAAGTGAAAAAGAAGATGATGTTAGAATTTTAGGGCTAAACAAAAGAGAGAAAGCTCAAAGACAGAAATTTTTAGAAGATAATGCAGTCTTTTTCTTTAATGACGAAAATGTCTCGGAAGAAGACAAAGACAAGTTAATGCTAGCTTTAAATAATGCATATTTTAGATCAAAAGAAATAAAAAGGGATAAGAAAAACAAAAAATAGCCATTATTGGAGGAATATGAGAAAGAATTTTGCATTAAGAGTGAAAAATTTGATAGAAAAATATAGAACAAAGAATCCTTTTGAAATTTGCAAAAGAGCAGGGATTGAAATATTGTATCAGGATTTGGGAGAAATTAAAGGATTTCACGTAAGGAACGTTGGAGTTAGTTTAATAATAATCAACAGCAAAATTTCTGAATTGATGACAATTATAGTGTTGCTACACGAATTAGGGCATGCTGTGTTAAAACACCCAAACAAAGATATTTCTTTTATGAAAGATAATTTTTTTGGATTTTCTAACCAGCTAGAAAACGAAGCGAATTTATTTTTGGCAGAATTTTTATTTAATTACGTTCCGTTAGAGGATTATTTTGTTGGAAAAGAAGAAGAAAAAGCATTGATGAGGTTGGCGGAGTTGAAGAGTAGGTTTGGGAAATAAAAATTTTGTATTTTAAAAAAATAAAAAGAAAGGAGCTATATATGCTTAATATATTAAAAAAATTTTGGAATTTTTTAAAAGAGATTTTTGGTGGAGCAGAAATAAGTAACAAAAATAATACTACTCAAATAAATAAAGTAAAAAAGAATAAAAATAGTGTTATAAATATCAACCAAATTAACAACGAAAAGGAAAAAGATAATGACTAGCAATAAAACACAGCAAGAAATAAATATTTCAAAAAATAAAAATAGTATAGTTAATGTAAATCAAAATAATTATTATTCAGAAAATAATGTGGAAATCGAATTTAATGAAGAAAGATTTAAAGAAATAATAGAGATGTTTTTAGAAAATAAAAGTAAAATTATTATAAAAGAAGATAAGTATCAAAACTTCAAAAGAGACCAAGCAGAAAAACACAAAAAAAATAATATGAGTTTAGAATATTACAAGCAAGTAGTATTAGATAAAGATATAAAATTTTTTTCAGAGATAGATGCTTTTTTTAAAAACAAAAGGAACTCTAAGTATAAAACATATTATGAAATCGTAGCTAGGGATTTAACGATAGATTTTTTTGCAAAAAAACAAAAAGATAAAAATTATAATATAATAGAACATATAAGTAAAATAAATAGTGAACTATTGAAAAAAAAAGGAAAAAATGATAGTATAGAAGTTGAAAAATACATTATAATATTTTTAAATTATATGTATCAAGAATGTGATTATGGAATAAAATAAAAAAGAAAGGAGCAATATATATGATAAGACCAGATAAATTTATGGATTTGAAAACATCTGTGTTATTCGTATCAGGTGAGATTATAAAAAAAATTTTAAAAACAAAAAATAAAAGTATTAAATATTCAACTTTATATAATTTTTTTTATGAAAAATATAAGGAAGATACAGAATATAATTTCCCTCCTGCTCTTAATTTTTTATTTTTGTTAGATAAAATAGAATACTCTCTTTCAAAAGACGAGGTGAGACTAAAATGAAATTAGTTAAGATTTTTTCCAATAAAAAAGAATTTAAAGAAATAGAATTTAATGAACATTTTAATATAATAGTTGGGAAAAAAACAAAAGAGGCTAATAACGAAGATAACAAAAAAAAGGATAGTCATAATTTAGGAAAAACATCATTGGTAAATCTGATTGATTTTTTACTGTTAAAACGACTCGAAGGAGAAAATATTTTTAAAAGACATTCTAATTTATTTAAAGAACATATTTTTTATTTAGAATTATTACTTGATAACGGAAAATATCTTTTAATTAAACGTGGTGTAAAAAAAAACACAAAAATATCTTTCGCATTGTTGGAAAAAAAGTTAGAGAAATTAGATGAAAAAAATATAGTGTGGGAGTATACAGATTTACCTTATGAAAAGTCCAAAAAAATATTAAATAATATTTATTTGAATTTTGATGCTTTAAAAAAATATGATTATAGAGCATATTTAAGAATGATTTTTCTTAAAGACAAAGATTCGTTTTCTAAAAAATTGAAAAGTCCACACAAAGGCTCAGATTTCGAGTGGAAAAATAAGTTATTATATTTATTTGGCTTCGATAATCGTATTTTTGAAGAAAAAAAAGAACTAGAAGAAAAGTTAGAAATCTTAAAAAAAGAAAGCCCCAAAAATATTACTACAGTAATAGACAAAAAAAGATCTGAAATCCTTGAACTTGAAGACAGTGTTTCGGAATTTGAAAAAAATATAAATCTCTATAATGATTATTCTTTTGACAAGAATGTAACAGAAGAAACTGTTAAAAATATTTCTAGTGAAATTTCTAAGTATAATCAGAAAAGGTATAATCTCTCTATTGATATAGAAAAAATAAGCAGAGCATTGGAAGAAGAAATAAATACTATTGATCTAGATCAATTAGAAAACATATTTAATGAAGTTAATTTATATTTTCCAGAACAATTAAAAAAGAACTATGAGGAATTGATAGAATTTAATAAAATAATTTTTGTAGAGAGAGAAGAGGCTTTAAAAAAGAAATTATCAAAATTGTCTGCTGAACACGAAGAAGTGAATCAAAAGTTGAAAGTTTTAAATAAACAGAGAGAAAAAAATATAAAGATTTTGAATGAAAATGAATTTTACAGAAAGAAAGCTAAAGAAATAGTTGAATTGGAAATTCAAAAAGAAAAATTGGAAAAGTTAAAAATTGAATTAGAAGAGTTAGAAAAAAAATTAGAAAATATTACCGAAAAAACTGAAATAGAAAATAAACATAATACTATTGCGGGTAAATTAAATATAGAAGTATCAAAAGAAAACGAAACTTATGAAAATATTAAAAAAATATTTCAAAAAATAACAAAAAAAATATTTCCAGAAAGAAACGGAAGAATAATAATAAATTTGAATAAAAATAATAACCCTGAATTTGATTTATATCTAGAAGATAAATTTGAAAATAGAACAGCTGAAGATGATGGAGGAACATACAAAGGTATTTTGATGGCTTGTTTTTGTTTATCCGTTGCTAGTTATTATTCTCAATTTAGGTATCACAAATTCTTATTTCAAGATGGTATGTTAGAAGGCGGAGATAACCGAAAAAAAGAACTTGTTATAAAAACAATTAAAGAACTCTGCACAAAATATGATTTACAATATATCACTACTGCTATCGAAGACGAAATTAACAATGATGATGTAAAAGAACTTTTAAATGAAGAAAATATAATCGCTAAATTAACAGATGAAGATAATGGTTCGGGAACGCTTTTTGGATTTGAATTTTAATGAATTTTGAACAATAAAATTAGGAGCTGTAAAAGGCTTCTTTTTTTAAAAAAATATTCTTGCAATAACGCAAGAAATATGGTATCATAAAACAGAGGTGGTGAAAAATGGAAATTGATAAATATACACAAATCAGAATGAAAATGATAGAAAAAAAGATTTTTTGGAAAGATATACGAAAGAAAATTGGATATTCTGACTGGGGATTAAGGTTAGCTATAAAAAATAATAATACAGAAATAATTGAAAAGGTTGAAAAAATAATAAGAGACTTTTAATTTTTTTATGTAAATTTTATTGCATTAACGCAAGAAATTATGGAAAAACAAAAAGTAAGATTCCAAAAGAAAAGTAAGGAGGTGTGAGGGTGAATAAATGATTTTTTTAGAAAAAAACACAACTAAACTTAGAATAACAAAAGAAATTGAAACAATTTTATCTGAGAACAGTATAGGCATAAATGATTTTGAAGAAATTGTATCGCAAATAAGAACGGATTATAAAAATAATCCGCTTGATTCTAAAAATATCAAAAGAAAATATATTGTATATAATTTTACATATATAGCAATAATCATTGTTTTTCTTTTAATTGTTTTTCTTGAATTTTTTCAAAAAATCTGAGCAATTAGAATTGCTATAGTTAATCGATGTTGCAATCGATTTTTAAATCTTTACATATAGCTTTGTATTCTTCTATCATAATAAAAGCGATTTTAGAATATAAGTTTTCAATTACAATAAAATGTTCTGTTGAATGCAGATCAAATGATTCAACAGAAGTATCTGAAAGAGTCAAATACGCATTAAATTCTGGAATTACTAAAAAAACAGATTTAGGCACTAAATGAATATTTTCTACAAGTATTTCTAAAACGTTTAAGTAGATTTCAAAAATTGAAGATAAATCTTTTTCTTTTCCAGTTAAGTTTTGCGATTTGTACTCAATGTGTTCTTTTAAAAAAGGGGCATAAAGATTAATTATTTTATTTTTTTGAAACTCTATTTTTTCTTTTCTGTCAAGTACTTTTTCTTGATGAGCAAGAAATTTTTGAAACAAAGCATATGTAAAAACAATTAAGATTAAACTCAAAAAAATAGCAAGATATGCAACAAAATTTTGAAACATAGCAACACCTCCTTTCTTGTGGATTTAATTTATTTGGCGATAATATTATAACTCAAAAGGAGGTAAAAATGAAATAAGGGAGGTGAAACAATGGATGAGAAAAAAGAAAGAATATCTTTAGAAACAGAATTATATGTTTCAAAAGAACTGAAAGAGATTAGAAAAATTGAAAGCAAAATGGGAGCAATTTTTTCAATAGAAAATTTATCTATGAATGAAATAAAGGCATATATAAAGCATTTGCAAGAAATCAGAAGAGAGTATGTGGATTTGTTGATCAAAATAGAAAAGCACCTTATTGCAGGTGCTGATAATTCTTAATATTGTTTATTGATAGTTAAAAAATCTGTAATCATTCTTAAAATTTTTAATTCTGAAATAAATTTAACAATATCTTGATTAGATTTTATAGCAGCAGAGTGGCATTCGATGCTGCCAACTCCTTGAATTTCAAATGAAAATTTAAAAAAAGAAGATTTTAAATTCTTATTGTCAAAACAATTAAATTTAATTTTTACATTTTTTAAATAAATTTCATCGCTATAATAACGATTTGAAATTAAATTTTGAATTTTGGCTAATTCCAAAAGCATTCCAACTAAAAAAGAAAAATCCGTATTGGATTCAAAATTTATTTTATTTGATTCGATAAAAAAATCTATATCAATATCAGAAGTTAAAAAAAGTCCGTCAAAGGACTGATTTACTTTAAATGATGAATTTGCAATAAAACTTTCTTCGCAAAAATTAATGATATTAAATGAAAGATTATTAATATTGTAATGTCTATGAAAAGTGACTAAATCCATATAATTTCCGCCTTTCTTTTGATTGTTAGCACTTCCTTTAAAATGTTGCTAACATAGGAAGTATATCATAATAGATTATAAATTTCAAGGAGGAAAAATGTTTAAAGAATTTTTAAAAAAGTGCCTAAGATATAAGAATTTGCATATCTTAGAAGAAATAGGGGACAGGGAAGAGATTAAGAGGATTAGTAAGAGGCACGGCAAAGTAACCGGAGCAAGTGTATTGCTATTTGATTCCAAGACAAAAAGAACGACAGTAAACGAAATATACTTTAACAGTCAGGGATATTTCATAATAAGAGATCAGAAAAGATTGAGATTAGGAAAATTTAATTAACAAAAAAAGCACTCCAAAGAGTGCCAGGAAAAAATATGGAAATCTATATCTTGTGTTTATTATAGCACAAGTTGTTAAAAAACACAAGATGTAGGGAGAGAGGAAAGAAAATGGAAAAGCCTAATTTTTATGGGATAATGCCCGCAAATGTAAGATATGATAAAAATTTAAAACCAATGGAAAAAATACTTTATACAGAAATAACAGCACTTTCAAATAAAGAAAGCTATTGTTTTGCTTCAAATTCGTATTTTGGAGAATTATATGAAGTAAATAAAAAAACAGTAAGTGCATGGGTTAATAACTTAGAAAAACAAGGCTATATAAAAATAGTCTTGATATATAAACAAGGAACTAAAGAAATTACAGAAAGAAGAATTTATATTAATCAAAAAGTGAGTCCTATTAATAAAAATGTGGACACCTATCCACAAAAAAATGAAGAGGTATCCAAAAAAAAATCCATAGGGTATCCACAAAAAAATGGAGACCCTATCCATAAAAAAGTGGAGGATAATAATACAAGATTAATATTACAAGATGATGTTGTTAATAATAATATTAATATTACACAAAAAGAAAATGACGTAACTGAAACTAAAGAACAACAACATCAAGTTTTTGTATTGAATTTAGCTAAAAAAGAAATGTCAAAACTATGCAATAACCAATTTGCAGTTGAAACAGCACTAATGGCATATAGAAATAAAATTCAATCGCTATATAAATTCCTGGGCAAAGAAAAGTTCCTGGAGACATTTGAGAAAATACATGAAAGCTCCTATCTCAAAGAGCAGTCTAAAAATACAGGACAATTTTTCAATTGGCTATTTTCAAGCAAAAAAGAGAACTTCCTAAACGTTTTTAACGACACTTATGCTGACAATGATAAAAAGCCTAGTGCTATTGATGAAGCGATAACAGTATTTGCCGAGCCTGACAAAAATAATTTTGATTTTAGCATGTGGGAGGACTAGAAATGATATATAACGAACTGGAAGTACAGGTGCTAGGGAAAATATGCTCAAGACTGGCGGATTTGCCTTATTTTCTTGAATTAGGATTGAAGCCAGACCATTTTGTAAATCCTGAATACAAAATGATTTTTCAAAAAATGCTGGATGTGCTGGATGAAAAAGGTGAAGTTGACATTGCAGATTTTACAAAGACTGATGAGGAATGGGATGAAATATTTGCACTTATGGATAACTGCAAACTGGTAGATATTCAAATCCCTATACAGGATCTTATCGAATCGTACAACGAGTATTATTTAAAATCCGAGATAGGAAAAATCCTTGAAAGCGAATACTACTCGCTTGATAACAAAGTCGAACATATTGTGCAGAAAGTAAATGAGCTGAATATGAAGAAAAAAGAAGAAAACAAGGTATTTGGGATGAAAGAACTGTCAAATATCTGGTATGAGGACTTTGAGGATGAAAAAAGCATTATAAAAACTCCGTATGAGGACATAAACAGGTACTTTACATTTGAGCCAGGCTCACTTGTAACAGTCGGAGCGAGACCTGCAATGGGGAAAACAGCATTTGCCTTGAATTTGGCATTACTGACAGCTAAGAAGCATAATGTGCTTTATATAAATCTTGAGATGAGCAATGTACAGATAATGCAAAGATTCCTATCAATCCGAACTGGAATTGAACTGAACAAAATAAAAAATAAACGGCTTAATGATGAAGAACTTTCAAGAATAAATCTGGCAATAGAAAAACTGCAGGATTCAAAGTTCAGAAGCATGAGCTGTGAAAATAACCCTGATTTAAATTTCATTATCCGTAAAATCAAGCGGGAACACGAGAAAAATAACTTGCAAGTAATAATAGTCGACTACCTGACTCTTATGACTGCCAGCGGATTCCAAAGCAAGAATTACGAAGTTGAGTACATGGCAAACAGATTAAAACTTCTTGCGACAGAGCTTAATTGCTGTATCGTAGTTCTGGCTCAATTAAATAGAGCTGTGGAAACACGTGGAGCAGATAAGCGACCATTGCTGGCAGATTTAAGAGACAGCGGAGGGATAGAGCAGGCAAGCAATGTGGTGGCTTTTTTACACCGTGAGGACTATTATCAAAAAAACGTTGTGAAAGCAAAAGATTTTTCTGAAATTGAATTTATCATACGAAAAAACAGAAGTGGAGAACTGGGAACAGTTAGATTGGGATTTGACAAAAAAATACAGAGAATAGGAGCGATGAAGGATGAGTAATTACGAAAAAATTGAGAAAATCAAAAAAAGAAAAAGCAAAATCTGGAAAAAGAAAATGGAACTGCACAGGGAAATCGACAGATTAAATACAGAGTTTGAAAAGCGCAATAATGAATTGTCAGAAATTTTGAGTAAACTGGAAAGCTACTGCAAATGAAAGTGATACTTATTTGTCTAAGGATAGATAACGATGAGCTGAAGACAACCGGTAAAAACGAATGGATTAAATTTATAAGAAGACGTCGCGGAAACGTGAAAAGCATAGAACAATTTAACTGGGAGATTCCTGAAAGCAAATTGCAGAAGGCTTTAGAATATTCCTACGATGAGTTGTATAAGTTCAAGTTAGAAGAAGAGAAAAAAGGAGGGAAAAATAAATGCTAAAAGAAAATGTAAAAGCGAAAGTAATGGTGATAGATTTTGATGACCGCAAAGGGTGGAAAATCTATCACAATGAGGATTTGTATGGAAATACAGAAATTAAGGATAGCAGGTTTTGGAATGATGTCCAGAACGGTTATTATAGATTTGTCAAAGGGACAACACTTGTCGCTGACATCGACTGTCCTTGGAAAATTGAAGAACCTTTAAGAATTTTGAAGGTGCATGAGGTGATTTATAGTGATTAAGCTGGAATTATCCACAATGCCGCCATCCGTAAATTCATTATGGATAAATAAACCGAGCGGAAGATACAAGTCTAAAAGGGGCAAAATCTTTGAAAATTTAGCCTGTGATGAGCTAAAAAAGCAATTTAAGTATGAACCTTTGACTAGTGGTTTAAAAGTCCATATATGGCTTTATTTCAAGGATAAGAGAAAAAGGGATATAGATAACTATAATAAAGCAATCTTGGATTCGATGACTGAAATTGTTTATGAAGATGATTCACAGATAGAAGAACTAAATGTTAAAAAGTTGGTTGGCTGTGGATTTGATAAAGTGGAAATAGAAGTGGAGGAAATTAAATAATGGATAAAATATTATATCTTGTATCGTTTAAATATGAAGACAAATTTAATATAAATTCTGGGAATTGTACGGTTTTCGTTGAAAAAGGAGACTATGCAGAAAGTGAAGTTTTAGAAATGTTTATTGAGGGCGTAAAAACAAATTTTGACTTTAAAAACGAACAAATAGTAATAACAAACATAATTAATTTAACAAAAATAAGAAGGGAACTGGAAGAATAATGGAAGCATTGAAAAAGTTTGATATGGATGAGCTACTAAAAAGACAAGCGATGTTGGATAAGAAATTTGATGAAAAGAAAACTTTAAGGGAAAGAACACAAATAAGAACGTTTGTCGCTTTTATTGCTGAATTAGGAGAACTAACTCAAGAACTCAAAAGTGAATGGAATTATTGGAAAAATAACACAGAAAAAATAAACAAAAGGAAAGTTTTGGAAGAGTTGTCAGATTGCCTTCATTTTTACTTGAGTTTTATTAATCAAGGATTGTTTAGGAATTTAGGAGGTGAAAATGTTAAATTTTATAAAAGGTGTATAGAGAACTTAGAGATTGCTTTAATATTTTTATCAAAGTTTTCTCAAGAAAGAGAAAACAAAATAATAGCAGCAATGTTAATTGTAGCTGAATACGTAGGAGCAACTGAAAAGGAATTTTTACAAGTCCATCACGAAAAATGGCTTAAAAATATGAATGAGAGAATTAAGGAGGAATATTAGGATGAATGAATTAATGAATATAGAAAACAGAAACACGCTAACAAGTTTAGATATAGCGGAAATAACAGGAAAGGAACATAAAAATATTTTAGCTGATATTAGGGATGAAATCAGTAAATTGGGAGAAGAAAGAGGTCGGCTAATTTTTCAGCCAACCGCCTATACAGATAATTTTAACAGAAGTCAGCCAATGTTTCTTTTGAATTACAAAGGAGTATTACAACTTGGTGCAAGATATAATGCTGAAACAAGGTTTAAACTTATCGAAAAGATTGAACAGCTTCAAAAACCAATGACAGTAGAAGACATGATCATATTGCAGGCAAACGAAATGAAAAGTGTCAAGCATAGAATTGACATCGTGGAAAACAAAGTTGACAACGAGATAAGAATAGATCATACAGAACAAAGAAAATTGCAGAAAGCAGTTTCAATAAGAGTATTTCAAAGACTTGACGTAGTAGATGCAGAAAGAAAATTAATGTTTTCAGCAATATACAGAGATTTGAAGGACAGATTTGGAGTTGCGAGTTACCGTGATGTGAAGAGAAAAGATTTGAAAAATGCCTTACTGTATGTTCAGAACTGGATAGAAAAAGCAGAATTGAGGAATTGAGATGGATGAACAAGAGAAAACATTCAAAAGAATAAAAGAAAAGATATTGTGCAATACAGAAATGAACAACCGTGATTTTGAGTTTGCAAAACTTAACGCTAATTTATTTAAGGGTATTAAATTTATTAAGAAAAGAAAGGCAAGAAAAAAATGGCTTACACGGAAATTGACAGAGAAAACAAAAAGATAAAGTTTTATTTCCCAACAAACAAGCCAGCAAAGAGGATAAAAGAGTGGCAGGAAGAACTGAAAGCGTATGATATAGAAATAATACCGCAAAACACTATAACAGATGATCAGATGAAACTTTGTTATATCTTGTTTGACCAGTTCGCAAATTCAAAAGGCTGGGATTTGAATTATACAAAAAAATATTTCAAGGCCCTGTTTGGAACAGTATATGAAATAAGTAACTTCAGCTTGTCACCATTGAAAAAGAACGCCTTAACTTTGGAACAGGCAACAAACTTTATACAGTTTATAATTGAGTTTGCAATAGAACAAGATGTAAATTTGTATATATTAGACCCAAGAGATAAAAGAGCGAGACATATAAGGGAAATAGTCCCAGATATACAGAGATATGTTATAAGTTGCTTGAGAAAAAGAGTGTGTTGTGTATGTGGAAAAACTCATAATGAATACAATACAGTCGATTTGGAACATTACGATACAGTCGCAAGCACATCGGGAACTTATGAAAATGATGATGGATTGCATAGTAGATTTTTGAGCCTTTGTAGGCAGCACCACGTGGAAATTCACAATATTCCTAAGCAAGAGTTTTTGGAAAAATATCATTTAGAGCCAGTTTATTTGAACGAAAGGCTAGTCTATGAATTGCTGGAAGTTTATCCAAATCACTTTAAATTGTTTAGGAAAAGATTGAAAGAGGGGTATTATAGAGGGAGTGTAAAAGAAAAATAAAATTCAGTCGTGAAAAGTCGATTGAATTAGAGAAAGGTTAGGAGGAGAAATGAAAATAGCAATATTGTTATTATTATTAGTACCAATCTTATTTTGGATTACATTTATTTGGTCAATATTTGAAAATGCAGTAGAAAGAATGAGGAATTATAATCTGCTCGGAATGTTAGCAAGTTTAGGTTTTGGGATACTTATGGCTTACGGATTGTATGAGTTTTTATTGAAAATAATAGATCCAGAATAAACCGTCGGCAAAATGGTATAAAGAACGTTTGGATGGCGTTAGGAAAACGATAGAAATTAGGAGGGAGCATGAAAAACAAGGATAGAATGCAGTTTAATTTAAAAAACTGGAGAAAATTAAATTGGAGCTTATGGAACAAGGAAGATGAAAATAAAGCGAGTTTTGAAAAAATATTGAATAAAGACAAGTATAAAAAGAAATAGGAGGATTTGAAAATGTCAAAAAAATTAATGAGAATAGTATTTGGTTTTATATTTATAGTTATAGGTGCTGCACAAATTTCACAAGCTAAAGATTTTTTGGATTTAAGTAAATTAGTTCTAAGTTTTGCATTTGGTATGTGGGTATCGAAATGGATTTAAAATAATTTAAGAAAGGGAATTAAAATGAAGAAATTATTATTAGGAATTGCAATTTTAGGATTATTAGGAAGTTGTGCAAGATGGGAAGACAGTCGAAAAGATTGGAAAAGCGATACAAGTGGATTAAAAAGAACTGTAAGGGTTTATACTCTCGACGGGAAACTATTAAAAGAATACAAAGGAACGATAAGAGTAAGAGATTTAGATGAGAGTGGTAGAATATCATTAAACTTAATAAGCGAAAACAATCGCAGAGTTACAATTGATAATGCGATTGTAATAACAGAGGAGGAATAAATGGAAATAATAATGAGAATTTTAAGTGCGGCAGTTACAATATTTTTAGTTTTATTTTTAGTTAGTTATCTGTATGCTTTAGTTGAAGATGTAAAGAAAAAATTAAGAGGAATAACTAAAATTAATTATACGCCTTATAATGTGATGTATTTTTTAGTTTTTTGGTTTTTAAATATTCTGCTGATTTACGCAATAATAAATTTGATTGTATTTTTTGCGATTAGAGTGTGAAAGGGTTGCAAATGTTGAGAAAATAAGGTATAATTAGGAGGTAAAATGGATAAAAAATATGAAACCTTAATTGAAGATGATGTTGAAGTTAAATATTTACTTGACGATATTTTGGCTTTAAAAAAAACAAAGAAAGAATGTGAAATACGAATTGTTTTCAACAAAGGTAAACTTAACAAAAAAAGATATATAGTGAGAAGTTTATATCGTTAAATTACAATTGAATAGGCAAGACTATAGATATATGAGCCATTAGATAGATAGATTTTAAAATGAGTCTATTTATTTAATGGCTCTTTTTTTTGTCTAAAAATCAAAGAAAGGGGGCAAGATGAAGATCGAGAAAATAAATATCAATGAAATAATTGAGTATTCAGGGAATGCAAAAGAACATCCTGAATGGCAAATTGAACAGATTAAAAATAGTATTCAAGAATTTGGATTCAATGATCCGATTGCTATTGATGAAAACAATACAATCATTGAAGGGCACGGCAGATATTTAGCATTAAAAGAACTTAGATATACAGAAATAGAAATAATTAGATTAAATCATTTAACAGAGGAGCAAAAAGTGGCTTATGCTATTGCTCATAATAAACTTACAATGAATACTGAATTTGATATTGAAAAACTACAGTATGAGTTGAATAAGCTGGAGGTAAATGATTTTGATTTAAGCGTACTTGGTTTTGAACAGCCTGAACTTGATGAAATTTTGCAAGAGGAAATGGAAGAACTAGAAATTGAAGATGAAGATACAGATGATACAGAAGTCAAACGTACTAAATTAATTTGTCCCTGTTGTAATCATATTGCTGAAAAGAGCGAATTTAAGGAGGTAATGGATGGCGAAGATACATAATGACAAATATTACACTCCTGATTCAGTTGTGCAAAAAGTTGTTGAAGTTTTGGAAAAAGATGTGATGCATATAAAGGAATTCTCAAGGATTATAGAGCCAAGTGCAGGTGCTGGAGCATTTCTTAAAAGACTTCCTAAAAGTGCGATTGGATACGATATAGAACCAAAAGCTGAAAATATCATAAAAGGCGATTATCTTAAGCAGAATATTCCGTACTTGAAAAACAGCCTTGTGATTGGAAATCCACCTTTTGGAAGCGGTGGAAATTTGCATACAGAATTTATAAAGAAAAGTATGGAACATTCTGACTATGTAGCATTTGTACTTCCAGGCGATATGTATAAGAAAGATAAGTTTGAAAATATAGAACTGTATAAATCATATATGTTGCCAGCGGTTAAATACAGCGGAGTCAAGTTAAAATGCTGTTTCAATATTTATCGAAAGAGAAAAGGTAAATTAAAAGAAAAGAATATCAAAGATGTTGAGATTTTAACATTTTCTAAAACCAAGAGCACTACAAAACAACAGGAATTGCATTGGTTAAATATAAAGTCTGATTTCAGATTCATAGCATTTGGAACAATAAGATTGTTAAAAAGTACAGATAAAAGAGTTCGTGCAAAAGAAATAAAAATAATCTTAAAGAAAAAAGTTAATTTAAAACCAGCCTTGGAAAAATATTTAAAGAACAGATCTAAAGTTGCAGTATCAACTCCGAATGTAAGCAAAAAAGAAATCGTTGAGTTAATATATGATAATTTCTCACAATTAAGGGAATAAATATGACTAAAAAATTATTACTGAACGAATGGGAAGAACTTGGAGGCGAAAATGCTGCAAAAGGAACTTTAAAGAAACTGGCTGACAAATATGGTGTCCCGGAGGGAACTGTGAGGCGCTGGAAGAGTGAATATTTAAAGAAGAATAAGGCAAACGTTCGGAATAAAAAGCGAACGAACAGCGAACGTTCAAACGAACGTGATATTCAAGTAAAAAAAGATATTCTAAGCAATATTCCAAAAAAGGAAGTTATGAGAAAAAATGAGATTTCAAATGCAACTTATTACAGAAAAGAAAAAAGTGTAAGGGAACTTAGGTTAGAAAAAACTGAAGAACAAATGGATGACATTCTTTCAAAAGTTTATTCTGATTTAGGGGATGTGTTAAAGAATATCGAAATATCGAAACGGAACTTAATCATCAGAATGGCTAAAGAAATTTCAAAAGATGATTCGCTAGATGTAAAAAGGCTTCAAGTAATTGATAAAGCATATATTGCTATAAAAAAAATGGGAAACGATTTAATGCGAACTGGAAAAATGTTGACTGCGTATGAATTATTAGAAGTCGACAAGCAACTTGCAGAAGAAGCGTTGCAACAAGAGAAATTAGAAATTGAAAAATCTAAAATTAAAAAAGATGACGAAAAGGAAATTGAAAAAGAAAATGAAATGATTGAATTGTTAAAAAATATAACAAAGAAAGTTGAAAAAAATGAATGATTTAACACCAAAACAGTATGAAGTGTTAGAAGTATTTAATAAAGAACAGCCAAGAATCACAATTTTGACAGGAGCGAAAAGAAGTGGAAAAACATTTTTAAATAATTTTCTTATGTTGTCACATATAGCAACATTAGCTAATCAAAATCTTAATTTTATTGTAATTGGAGCAACAAGCGGAAGTATTTGGCGGAATGTTCTAAACGACTGGGAAGTTATGTTGGGAAAACAATTCAAGCCCAAAAAAGATGGGAGTTTTAAACTATTCGGAAACAATGTTTATTTATTTGGTGGAGAAAAGGCAGACAGTTGGAAGAAAATGAGAGGTATGACTTCTCACGGTACTTATATAAATGAGGCAACAGCATTACATCAAACTTTTATAACTGAAGCATTTTCAAGAACATCTGGAGAAGGTGCAAAGATATTTATTGATACAAATCCAGACAATCCAGCTCATTTTGTTAAAAAAGATTATATTGATAATGCTGGAGATAGGTTAGAAAACGGTAGATTAAATATTTTAGTTAGCAATTTCAAACTAGATGACAATATATTTTTGAATAAGGAATATGTGGATTCTATTAAAAAGACAACGCCAAAGGGTGCAACTTACGACAGAGATGTTTTAGGATTATGGGTAGCTCAAGAAGGAGTTGTATTTGCAGATTTTTCAGAAAAAGAAAATGTAATTGAAAGTATAGATAATGTTGAGATAAAGGAATATTACATTGGAGTCGACTGGGGATTCGAACATTATGGAACTTTGATAGTTATCGGAGTGGATTTTGAGGAAAATTATTATATTGTCGAAGTAATAGCAAAGCAACATAAATATTTTGATTATTGGAAAATGCTAATTTTACAAAAATATAAAGAATATAGGGCCTCAAGAGTATTTTGTGATAGTGCCAGAGCTGAATACGTACAAGGACTTTTAGATTTTGGGATAAATGCAGAAAATGCTAAAAAAGATGTAAAAGAAGGTATTGATTTGGTTGGGGCTATGTATAAAAGAAATAAGCTAAAAATTACAAAGAAAGCCTTTAAAGGAAAGTTTGAGAGTGAGATATACTCGTATGTTTGGGGGAAAAATGATGAACCGCTTAAAGAAAATGACGATGTAATGGATGCGATAAGATATGTTTTATATAGTTTGAAAAAAGACGAAGGCGGAATTGCTTATTTATATTAGAAAGGAGGGCTAATGAACAAAGAAGAGAGAACGAGAGTAAAAACTTATTATGACAGAGAACAATATAGCAAATCCAATTTGGGTAAGAATATGCCGGGATTGTTTGAAGGAACGGTTGAAATTTTTAATCCGATTAGAGATATTGTTAAGGCCCTTTCAAATACGGCTTTAAAAGATTTGGACATAGATAATGATAAATTGAAAGAAATTTGGGAAATTAATCAAATGACAACATTTAGCAAAAAGATAGCTAAAGAGATGTACTTAAATGAAGAAGTATTCGTTGAGGTTATATTAACACCTGATGAGCAGATTAGGTATCTTTTGTATAGTGTAGATGACATCGAATATGTGGAAGTGTTTGGGGAGATAAAAAGGTTTAAGGTCGAAGGAGAGCAAGTCTATTATGATGAAAATGGCGAAGAGCAGAGTAGAGAGTATTCAAGAGAGTATATAAAACTCGATAATGGAACTGTTAAAAGAGTTGAAAAAGTAGAAGGGGATGTTATTGAAACGCCTTTTATTTTAGAAAAAATACCTGTTTCAAGATTTAAGAATGACAGTAATATTATTGAAGCCTTGAACATTATAGATAAAATCAATGAAACAGAATGTTATATTGGAAAAATCTTTGGAATACATGGTGATCCGTTACTGCATGCAGATAACATTAAACAATTTGCAGATGTAAATACAAGTAATTCTAAAATTAAGAAGAATGCACAGCTTTTAGAAGAAGCAAGATATAAGAGAAAGAGAATCATAAACACTTATAACACGAAAGATTTACAAGCTAATTTTAAATATATCGAGTTGACAAATCCGCTTATCAGTGAAATGCAAAACGATATAGCTAGGTTAGAAAAGAGACTATCTAATTTATTTCCAGAGTATCTTTTAGTAGATACAGCGACACAAAATGTTAGTGAAGAAACTTATTTGTTAAAAAATAATGGGCTTAAGACTAAAGTTGCAAGCTTCAGAGAAGATTTTATAAAAAGTTTGCTGGAATTGGACAAAATAGCGTTGGAATTATCAGGAAGTTCTGAGGAATTAACTGAAGCAAGTTACACATATTTTGATACTTTTTTAGAAAATGAAAAGGGTGCTAAATTAACAACTTTATCATTAGCTCTTGATGTAATAAACAAAGCAAAAGATATTGATGAGGAGTATAAACTTAAAGATTTAATAAATAAAATAACGGACGACACTTTACAAGATTTGAGTGGTTTGTATGATTAAGATAGATTTTAAATGGGAACATAAAGTTGAGAAAAAGTTATTTATTTTTTTAAGAAGAACAGCATTTTCAATATTTAACGGTAAAAAGGCAGATATTGATTATTCAAATTTAATGAAAATATTTGTTAATTACAGCATTTCTTATGAGAAAAAAATTAAGAAAATAAAGAATATAGATGTAAAAAAGCATACAAAAATAGCAATAAAACAAATAAAAGAGATAAAAGAATGGCAAAACAATCTAAATAATTATGTTGAAGAAAATAAGAAAAAAGATAATTTAAAAGACAAATTGAGAAATAACGCTAAATTTAGAGCTAGAAATATGTTGGGCAATTATTACAAGGATTTTTTAAAAGAAATAGTTGCAGATGAGAGCGAATATTTTGAGTGGAACACAATGGGAGATGAACGTGTTAGACCAACACACGAAGCAAGAGATGGAGTTGTTTATAACTGGGACAATGCTGAAATAGTTCCAGGGGAAGAGCCAGGGTGCAGATGTTGGGCTACCGTTTATTTTCCAGATTCAAAAGAGGAAATTGAAAATACAAATCAAAATTCTTGAGAGTTGAAAGATTACAGATCATTTATGAGTTGTTTGATGTCAAATCTCAAAAATTTATAGAGTATCAATACTGTAAATCATTTTATGAGTTACAGCAAATAATCTAAAAAACAAGGAGAAATGAAAATGAGAAATTTTAAACAAATGGAATTGTATTATGATGAGCCTGGAGAAGGGAAAGGAAATGGAGAAGGGGATGGTACAGGTAGCAATGAGCCAACTCTTGATGACTTAAAAACCGAAATAGAGAATTTTAAAAAGGCACAGGCTGAAAAAGATAAGGAAATTAATTCTTTAAAATCACAGCTTGGACATAGCAATAAGCAGCTTGAGGAATTTCAAAAGAATGGGAAAACTGCTGAAGAATTAGCGAATATGGAAAAAGAAAAACTAGAAAAAGAACTTGCTGAAGCTAGAAATCAACTAAATCTAACAACTTTAAAGACTAGAAAAAACGAGTTGGTAACAGAGTTAAAAATTAGTCCACAGTTTGCTGATTTAGTCCAAATTACACCAGATATGACAATTGAAAGTCTTGAGTTGGCGGTTAAGAATGTAGCAGCTAAAGAAAAAGAGTTCACAACAGATTTCTTGAAAAAGAACTCTATAACAAACGGAGGATTCAATCCAAAGGATAAAAAGAAAGATGAAAAAGATTTTGTTGACAGAATGATTGAGAAAAACAAAAACAACGAAATAGATCTTACAAAATTTTAGGAGGTTAGGATGTTAAAAAGAACGGTGATGCACAAAGAAAAGTTGAATGTGCAAATTAAAATATTAAAATCTGATTTTGCTAACTATATTTACAAAGATAAAAATACAAACAAAGAATATTTGTTAGCTGGAGCTTTGATTAAAGCGAAAAATGGTGAAGATTTAAGAGAAACAGGGGCCTTTATAATACCGAGTGGGGCTGGTACTAGAGCCGATGGTGTGTTAGTCCATGATGTTGAATTTAAATATTATAACGACAATGAACAAGCGACAGTTGCAATCGAAGGTGTGGCTTATTTGGATAAATTAATCGAGGCAGGGAAAGAATACGCTACACCAGTCACAATAACAAAAGCGGAATTACCAGAAGGTGTGACTTATATTTACAAGGATAGAAAATAGGAGGTTGAAATGGCAATAAGTTTAACAGATTTATTAAATGCAAAGAGTTTAAATAAGTATTATGCAGGAGTAAAAGGAACTACGTTAGTAGAAGCAATGCTTCCGGCTGGATTTTCAAATAACTTTGATGTAAATATTTTTGGAAGTTTAGACGGTGGGACAGTTGAAGTGTTGCAAAGCAGTCAGTTAGATGCAGATGTAATGTTTAGGGACTGGGATCTAAAAACAGTAACTAAAGGGGACAAACAATTTTTCAGAGAAGCTATGACACTAGATGAAAAGCGTAGAAAAGAGTTGTTGGAAATTTTAAATACTGGGAATCAAACGGTAATTGATAACTATTCAAAACAAATTTTTGATAAGTTTGCAGGAGCAAAAGGATTTTTGGCAAGTCCTCGAGCAATCGCATCTTATGCAGCAGCTCAATTTTTATCAACAGCAAAAGTTACATTTCCAAATGAAAATGGTGGCGGTCAAACGATTAATTATAAATTAGCTGATAAATATAAAGAAACATTGGCTGGGACTAATATTTGGAGTGCAGCAACTGCTAAACCGCTTGAAGATTTAGAGAGATGGAAAGAAATTGCTGAAGAAGACGGTGGAACAGTTGAAATTGCTTTGATGTCAAAAGCTACTTTTAACATGTTAAAAAAACACGATACAGTAAAGGCATTATTTAAAAATACAATTGTTACAGTTACTCCAGCGTTGGTTAAAGCAACAATCGAAGAAGTAATTGGAATGACTATATTGGTTTGGAATGAAAAAATAAAAGTTGGGAAAACAACAAGAAATGTATTTCCAGATAATGTAGTCACATTAATTCCAAACGGTCAATTAGGGGTAATGGAATATGGGCCTGCTCCGACAAAAACTGATGAATTGCTTGGAATGTTAGGAGATAGAGAAGTGGTTGATATTGCTGGAACATTCTCGACTGTTGAGGTTGTAGCAGAATCAAAATCAGCTGGAGTTGTAAATAATGTGAATGTAGTCATTGAGGATTTAGTGGCTCCAAATCCATCTATTATGGATAGTATGTTTATAGCAACAGTAGGGTAGGTGAATTAGATGGCAAAAGAAGACAAAAAGAATGACATAAAAGCTATTGTTGTTGCGATAGCTTTAACACCTTTAAGATACAATGATGTTAGATATGAAACAGGTGAGAAAATAGAACTGTCAGAATCAGAGTTTGAGGTTTTAAAAGAAGATAAACTTGTAAAAAGAAGAGTTGAGGAATAATGTCTGAAGAACTTTTGGAAGAGCTAAAAAAGTATATTCCTGAAACTTCTGATTATGATTTACAAGTGGTTGAGCAATTTTATGAAGTTGCTGAAGAAAAGCACAGTACAGAGAGAGAAAAGCTGCTCAAAATATTTTTGTTTGGTTATTTATTAACTTCGTTAAATGATTTTGATTTTACGAAAGTCCAAATTTCAAATATTGTTATTGAAGAAGCAAATGGAAATAATCCTTATCTTAGGATGTATCAGCAATTATTGAAAACTCTAGATGTTGAAGAAAACGAAAGCGTAACTATATCAATATTTTAAAGGAGTTGAAATGTTTAATTTTAAAAATGAAGAAAAAGAAGAAATATTACTCGTTGAGTTGAATCATATACTTTTAAACGTTGGTGCCAATGAATTAGATTTGACTCAACGAAGAGTAAATATTGCAAAACAGGAGATAGAAAAAAGAAAATTAAAAATAGAGATTATAAATTTAGGTGATAAAGATGCCTTGCAAACTAACAGTGAAACAGAAACCAAAAAACAAAAATTTGGAGAAGTTATTGGCAATGAATCCTCAAAAGATAGAAGTGGGGACGGTAACAAATTATAGTGTCAAAGGTGGATTTGATGCTTTTGGATTATCAAATGTATTGGATAGTGGTTCAAGTCGTGGAGTTCCTGGGTGGAATTATAACCAAAAAGCTTTCGAACAATTTAATCCGATGGCTGCTAGATATTTTAAAGAAGGAGTTGCTAGGATTATAAACGGAAGTTTTGATGTTGCAGCAATGACGAATAAAATTGGAACTGAAGCTAGTACAAGATATAAATCAATGATTGAAAGGATAAAAAGCCCTCCAAACAGTCCTGTGACAATCGCAAGAAAAGGATTTAATAATCCAATGATTGAAACTGGGCATTTCAAGAGTAATATTGCAGCTAAAATTAACGGGGGGAGAATTGTCGGCAGAGGTGGTGGATAATGGATAGGAAAACAAAATCAGCTATTAAAAAAACTTTGAAAGTTATAGAAAAACTGTCAGATGACGTGATTGTGTATTCAGAAAATTCTGAGATCGAATTCGACGAAATGGGCAATCCTATTCAAAACAAAATAGAAAAGACGGTGAAAATGGCTATACTGACACCTAAACATAATTCATCATTTCCACAAAGTATGGACGGAAGTTTTTTATCGAATAAAAAAGAGGGATATTATATTTTGAATGATAATCAGGATTTTAAAGTATCGGAAGGTATAAAAATAAAGCATAAAGATGTGGTTTACAGGGTTGTGAATATCGAGGAAAATTATGGGAAATTTTTGAGAATGGAGCTGAATATAGATGACAAGCGAAATTAAAAAAGAACTTGTGAACGATATAAAAGAGTTCTGCAAAAAGTTTGGTATAAGTCAAATCATAAATGAAGATAAAAGAGACGAGATACTTGCTGAGCAATATGAAAAACTCAAATTTCCAATTGTTTTTTATAATATATACATTGAAGACGCAGGGAATCCAATTCCTTTTGGCAATGATGAATATTGTTATGACGAAGAAATACAAGTTATCTTGACGTTAGAATCAAGAGAAAAACATAATGATTTCGATATGCTTTATTTATTTTTAGCTAATACAAAAGCAACAAATGATTACTTTGACGAAAGAAAACATAAAAGGAAAGTTAGAAAAGTATATAAAATACAGGAAACAACTTTTAATTTTATGGGTAGAAGATATTACAAGGAAGTTTTGCAGTTTAGTTATTTCGCAGAACATTATATAAATAAAAATTTTAAGGAGGAATAATGGCAATACAGAGAAATGATTTAAATACTTTGAATAATGTACAAATTAAATCAGAAAATAATAGAGCTTTTTATGCTGATGTCAGAAGTTTGATGTTTTTTACAAAAGATTTTGCAATATCGCCGACATTTATTACAGAACCTGGCGACTTGTTGGAATTAAATATCAGCGGTTTAAATGAAAATCATAATTTTTATAAATTAATGGCTAGTGCATATTCACAAGCGTATACACCGTTAAATGTAGTTGTTTACGGGAATAATACAGCAGCAACATTCACAGAGCTTATGAATACATATATAGATCATGAGGACGCTTTTGAAGTCACTAACTGGATTACTAACATGGATATTGTTTCTGAGAAAACATATATTAACAGTATAGTATCTTATGCAAAAACTGATAAGGACAAACAATTTTTTATAGCTGTTGATTATGAAAAAGTAGGAAGTGCAGCTGAAGCTGTAAAATTGCAAACGGAAAATAATGTGAATAACGTTGCGTTTGTAATCGAAGGAGCTAAAAATTTAGCTAAAGGAAATTGGCTTACAGGGGCCTTAGTTGGTGGAACAATAGGATATAAAGATTTAGGAAGTTATATTGTTCATTCAACTCAAATAACTGGTTTTGTCCAAGAAAATTTTACCAAAACTGAGCAAAAATCTTTTTGGGACGCTGGATTAAATTACTTATCTAAACCAACTCAAGGTTATTTTCATATTGTAAATGGACTTAATTCTGATAATAAAACATTTATCGAATTGAAATTAATCGAAATTTGGTTGAGAGATGGTTTAAAAAAAGATTTAACAATATTTCAGGTGAGAAAGGACAAAATACCTTTGAATGATATTGGTAGATTAATGATTGAATCAATCATAAGAGAACGTTGCAGACAAGGGGCAAGTGCTGGAATGTTTATGGTTGATAATGCTGGAAGTTATTTTGGAACAATAATGCAAAAAGATAAAAACGGTAATGAGTTTAGTATAAAATTAGGTCATTTAACAGTTAGTGAATTAACACAAGAATCAATTAGAGAAGGTAAGTTCAAATTTGATTTAAGAGTAACTTTTCTAAATGGTGTGAGAAATTTAGCATTAACAGGAACAATCACAACAGATGGAGAAATTGTATTTGATAAATAAAGGGAGGTAAATATAAATGTCAACAAAACAATATAATGTGGATAACGTTAAAATTGTATTAACTGCTGCAGGTATTCCTTATGCAATTACTTGCAGACACGAAGACGGTTTTGAGGATGATCCGAACACAGAAAGCTCGAGCTCAACAATTGCGAG